AGAACAAGACCTATTCTATCTGCTAATATCAGTGCGTCCTCGCTATCATAAGGAATATCAAGACGAATTAATAAATCAGCAAATCCCATGATTCCTAGACCAATCTTACGAGTAGATTGATTCATAGCAGTCGTATACTCAGTAGGATGCCTATTAGCATCTACAACGTTATCTAAGAATCGTGCGCAGATAGCAACGACTTTAACAAATCGTTCTTCATCAAAACTAGGAACTGTGCCTACATAGTTAATAAAATTACCAACGTTGATGCTGCCTAGATTGCAGGACTCCCCTGATAGCAATGGCTGCTCTCCACAAGGATTAGTAGCATTGATTTGTCCTAGCGCAGGAGTAGTGTTGTCCTGGTTTATACGGTCAAGCCAAACCATTCCAGGCTCTCCATTTGTCCAGGCACCTTTAATGATTTCACTATATAGTTCAGTAGCCTTTACAAAGCGACCATCCATACTATCGTCAGGAGTTTCATAGAACTGATGATCTAGAGGCCACGCTAGACGAATATACTTATCCTGTCTAACTGCTTCCATGAAATTACTATCAGCACCTATTGAAATATTAAAGTTAGTAATTTCCCCTTCGGTATTCTTACAATGGATAAATTCTTCAATATCTGGATGATAGATTTCCATGATAGCCATATGTGCGCCATCACGTTTCCCACCTTGTGTAATCATAGTGCCTACCTGAGAAAGCACCTTTAGTACATGAATAGGGCCACATGCCTTTCCCTGAGTAGTAGATATCCCCCGACCTTTAGGACGTAACGCTGACAGACTAAATCCGATGCCCCCACCAAATTTTTCTATCATAGCTTGATCATGCGCTACCCGCATAATATCTTCCATACTATCGGGGATATCCATGACATAACACGCTGACATTGTTCCTTGGCCCGTACCAGCATTCATAAGGGTAGGACTATTAGGAACAAAATCCAAAGCCCACATCAAGTCAAAAAAACTACGTTCTAAGTCATGGACTTGGTCTTCCGTAGCTCCGTACCTATACTCCACTTCTGCCATAGCATGTGCCACTCTACCAAACATGCCTTCAGCATCTTCAGTAGGTATACCGTGTTCATCTTTTAGATAATACCGTTTTTCTAAAATCTTTAACGCATTATCAGTGATATTCCATACAGCTGCTTTCACTTTTTCTCACTTCACTTTTTACAAAATAAAAACGGCTCCGGTGCCTCAGATGAAAACCGGAAGCCGTTCATTAACAAGACTTATAGATTATTTTCTATCATGGAGACACACGTAATTCGCCCCATTTAGCTACCATTAAAGCATCGACAGCATCTTGTGATAGTTTACTGATGTCTTTGCCTAAAATTTTAATAGCCATCGCCTTTACCTTATCCTTATCCGCCCCACCATCCCCAATAACGTCCTTTTTCCATGTTTTCACATTAACGGTAAAGACTTCCATGTCATGTTCCATAAATACAACACGGCACATAGCTAGTACGTGAACTAATTTAATCAGGGTCTGACGATTCTGAACTAGAGGAATATCCTCAATACAAACCAAGTCATCTGGAGAGACATTTGAAGCTACCCACGGAAGGAGTTGTGTGTACAATTCCTTAAGTCTTGCTTCCCATGACTTTAATTTAGAGGTCAACTCTACCACATTATAGCCATCTAAGGAAAGAGTTGCGATGGCAATTTTAGAAGTACTGACATCTAGTCCTAAAATACTCATATTTTGAAACGTTCTTGTCCACGCCGTGTAACTACACGACTAATAGTCTCAAACTGTGAATCATAAAGACTTAAACGACCTTTCAATAGCCTCAATTCACCATTAAGTCCAATAATACGAACTTTAAGCTGTTGTAGTTGCTCATCTTCCGCAAGAGCTTGACCTTTTAAAGAATCCTTAAGAAGACGTTTCTCCGATGCTTGTTCTAGAATGGCAATTTTAGCTGATAAAAGCAGGTCATACCCTTCAGAAAGAACGGAATGCTCTCCATCTAAACGAGCCATCTGATAACTTAGATAACTTCGCCATGCTCCTAAGAATAAAAGCCAACTATCTATCTCAACATCTGTTAAACGGTCTGCATTAATAGGAAAAGTGTAATTATGGTTACCTTCAGGCCGTTCAGGTACTGGGTACTGAATATCAATATTATGTAATTCGGCTGCTTTATTTAAAAATGTAGATACTTTAACCACGTTAAATTCCTTTTATAAAATAATCTTTTTCACAAGTAGCTTTATAGTTACACCAATCATGCTTCCATTCAGGTTGATATGGAAAATGGTCACCACTATCTAGATATTCTTGTACTTGTTTAAATTTCTCTAAAGTAGCTGAAATAATAGATTCATTACGTTCTGTTTCACAGATGATGTATTGTTGATTATTTTTATTAATATAGAAAATAATGCCTTCATCAATACCTGTCATCAACGAATACAAATTCCATTGAATCAAATGATCATGCCTAGGAAGATAGTCTGCAAATTTAGGATTCTTTGGTTCAGCCATACTTTTCAGTTCTAAAAGAAGCTCTTTACCATCAGATGGTCGCTTAATGATGGCATCATAAAATCCTCTGATAGGTGGGTCATCATAAGTAATTTCTTGCTCAGACGATACCATTAGTCCAGTTTCTATCAACTTCTTCTCTATGAATTCATGAAACACCGTACCAATACCCATACGACGAAGACTTTGAGAAGCAATAGGGTCTTGCTCGTGCCCTAACATGTAATAATATAACGCTCGTGGGCATAAATGTGCTTGTGATGGACTAAAATTAGTCCGTTTGTATGAAGCTCGTTGTTGAGTTAAATCATATGTATCAAAAGCTGATTCTATCCAATGTTTTTCTCGTTCTTGTAATACTTGACTAAGCTTAGGCATTTATTTGCTCCTGTGCATACTTTAATAAACTATTAATAAATTCTTCTTTAAAAGAAACTTTAACCACTTTTAATGGGTATCTCCATATTTCAATATTATAATTAGTACAAATGTACTCGTCTCTACGAGCGTCTCTTCGTTTCATGTGGTAAGGGCCATCAATCTCTAACGCCAATAATAAGTCAGGAATATAGATGTCTACTACATATGGCTCAAAGTCCTGTTCTAAGATGCTACCAAATCCAGCCTCTCTGACCCATTCGGCCATCTTAAACTGTTCTGGTGTATCTTTTTTACTAGGCTCTGGCCTCATTTACCGATACGACGCATAGTAGGATTATTGGTGTCCCAACTAGAAGTACCACTTCCGCCAGCACGGTCAGTAGCACGAGTATTGTTAAGTAGCCGTTCTGCTAGTAAATCAACATCACCAGCATCGTCTGCATGAAGTAACGTATTTTCTTGTGCTGGAAGCTCTTCCTGCCCAATGGCACGGTCTGGTTCATCCATAAAATCTAACGATTCTATTACCTCTGGCTTCGTCCGACGTTTCTTTGGCTTTTTAGCAGGCTTCTTAAGCCCTTCACTAATCTCTGCAGTCATTTCCGCATAGATAGACCTAGCATCATCACGCAAACGATTAGAGAACTTTTCTGCTATTTCTGAAGCTAGGTCTTCATCAATATGATATACGCCTTCAAGCATGCTGCCAAAACTTCTAAGAATACTATCTAAATCACTAGCTAATGTGCCCACGGAAGATTGTGTAGTCATTATGCTTTACTCCTTATTTCCTCTTCAATAGATGTACGTAATCCTTCTTCATCTTTCATTAATTGTAAGAATTTGTCTTTACCCAATGCTTTATGTAAAACCTCACCAGTTTCTTTATCAGGGTAAGCATATTGAGGCCCACTACGAACAACGATTCCTAAATCTGATGCCATCATGAACGCTTCATAGATAGGATCAGGTAAACCTGTATAGTAAAAAGGCACACTAGAAGTTAATAGAGGCGTATGAGTCTTATTCTTCTCAGCCTTCATTTCTATAAAGAATCCTTGAGGACTCTTTTGGTCTCCAATGGTTTCGCCTTTTTTAACACGCACCATGATACGTGAGAAAAATTCCTGTCCCTTACCACCAGGAAGAGCATCACGAGTAATATACCCGCCTATGCCAGCCCTGATTTGGTTGATTAATATTACAGCTGTTTTAGAATTTACTGGAGCCAGTTTTCTAAACAACTGATTCATCAATCTAGCCTGCAACCCTATAGATAAGTGATCCATGCCTTCCTTTGCCTCTGCCGTGGGCAATAAGGCTGCTATAGAGTCTAAAACTACAATATCCACACCTTCCTCACATAACTTAAGCAAAACGTCTAAGGCGACTTCCCCAGTATTAGGACGAGATACTATTAAATCATGCGTATTAATGCCCACATTAGCTGACCATTCTGGGTCATACGAAAACTCTGCATCAATAAAACCACAGGTATACCCCAAACTTTGTGCATGAGCAATAATACGTTGACTTATATAAGTCTTACCCGATGACTGGTATCCAAACAATTCTGTGACAGCTTGTCTGGGAACACCCCCACCTAACATAGTATCCAATGCTGGCATACCTGTAGGTATACGAAGGGTATCTAACGCATCATCATCCCCTACAACTAAATTAGTCTTTAATTCTTTATTAATACTACTAACTATTCTATCTATATCAGTCATGAACCAAATCTCCCCATGATACTGCCGACCTCTGTAAGTCCACTTTAAGTGGAATCTCTGAGGACATATTAAAATCTTGCATAATAGTTTTTAATTCTTCGCCATGCGTTTCATCTATGTTATCAAATAGAATTTGATCATGTACGGTGTTCCTTATTTTACCACCAACACTATCAACATATTTAGCCGTCTTCAACAAGGCAATTTTTAAAATATCCCCTGCTGAACCTTGTACTACATAGTTTCCTGCCGTAAAAGTCTTATCAGGGTTCACAGGCAGTTTACGTCCGAATAAAGTTCGAACATAACCATTACGTTCCGCTTCTTTCTGTAGAGACCTAGACTTAGAACGGAGTTGCGGAAAACTTGAATGAAAGTAATTAAGCACTTTATCAGCTTGAATCTTAGTCATTTCTAATTTGTCTTGAATACCTTCACTACCGGAACCATAAATCACACTAAAATTTAAGTGCTTACCAATTTGACGTTCTTTAGGAGTAACATCCGCTATCTCCTTACTTAAAACCATAGCCGCTGTATAGCTATGCATATCTGCATCTTCTTTAAAGGCTTGAATCATATTACGTTGCCCAGAGATATCTGCTGCAATACGCAACTCTACTTGAGAATAGTCAAAATCATAAAATTCATTATCTGGAACAAAGATTCGTCTGATTTTATCGTCTTTAGGAATATTCTGAAGATTTGGCCCACTACTACTAAACCGACCAGTACGAGCACCTGTCGCATTCCAATGAGGATGAACTCTACCGCCGTATAGATCTTTATACGGCTCTAGATAAGTACTAGCCAATTTACCAAGACTACGCCACCGTAGGACTAACTTAGCAACTTTAGTACCGATAGGATGTTGAATCTTCTCTAATGATTTTTCATTAACACTACGTTGTCCAGTCTCTGTTTCAGCAGGAGGAGTAATTCGTAGACGGTCATAA